GTATTATCAGGAGTTGTTGGAATCTCACTACCAGTCGGAAAGAAGTCAGCGAATTTTGGCATCTCTAGTTCTCCGAATTGCATATTTAACCATACTGCCAAATGGTCTGGTTAGTTGGGCAGTCATTAAACTTCCTGTTTGTGCTTGGAAGCTTTCTTAATAGCACGATGCTTAAATGAACTGAATTTGGTGTGATTAGTTTCTTTCCATCCCCACCATTCAGCTACACTATAGTCATTGAAGTCAAGGATGCACATTGCAACATACATCGATGTGACCCCAATTCCTTTAATTCGGAGTATTGAAAATGGGTCAGTCCTGAATAATCGCGCAGGAGAAACAATATCTAGTTTCTTCAACGCTTTCTGTAATCTAGTTGCTGCATTGAAATTCGCGCAGCCTAATTCTTCAATCATTTCTCGTCTAGTAAAGGTTATTGTGTCATTAATATTAATCGCCAATTCCTCGAATGAATCAGCGAAACCCTTACCAACAGTTTTGTTCAATAGGTCGTATTTCAACATAGTTCCTCTTAATAGTTAGTTTAGTTAAACTTCATCAACAGTAATAGGTGGATAGTCCTTTCTGACAATACGAACAATTTCAACAACCACTACGGAATTAACTTCGCCTCTACGAATTTTCTCCTTTGCATCCTCAATTGCTTCTTCAACAGTTTCACGAGTGATTGTAGAATTATCACCAGCTTCAATTGCTCTGGCAATGTGAACTGCACCACAATAGAACTTCTTAATCATTCTCAGTCTCCAGTTAGTTTAAGCGGGGGACCAGTGATTATACGGCGACTAATCGCTACGTTCACCAGTCCCCCTATCATCATATTAACTTTCTGTCTGTTCGTGGCTTGGTGATTCACCCAGACATACTAATTAATACAATGAATCTTTAGATAATGTCAGGTTCTCCTTCTACTTCCTCAACATCATTATCACTGTTAAGGTCAGCATCAGGTTCCTTTTCACTATCGTCAACAGTTGAATCTTCTAGTTCAGTGAGTTCATCCATATCAATGGATTCTTCACCTTCAATACGTTCGCCAGTCTTATCGTCTACCATTGCACACCTCAATCAGTTACGAGTTAATAGTTGGGACTATAATGGAACTTATGCCGCCGCAGTCACCTCAGGACGAATAGTACGATACTTATGGTTAACGCGATTCAGGATACGGCCCTGATATTCGCCATTCTCCACAAATACGTCTACTTCCTTACCTTCCGCAGACTTCAAATCGAAACGGGTGCCGTCTTTAACTTCTACGCCAAATGCTTGCAGGAAGCCTACTGCAAAGCCAATGGCCTTAGAGTTAAAGTTCCAATCAAGAGGGACACCCGCAAACTGAGTATCACCATTATCACCGTTGAAAAGAATAGTTCCCTCAACGGGATAGTTGGTGGATGGACCCTTGTCTGAAGCTTTCGCAGGGGCCTCACCCACAGTCTCAATACGCACACGATACCATGCAGGAGTGCATAGTGTGCTGCGCAGAATGTCACGATTACTGAATGTAACAATAGGCATGTCGTCCTCACTTGATTTGTGTGATGGTTGATGTTAGGGTTTGTGGTGTGGTGGATGTTGGGATTTTCTGGATAGGTTTTTCAGCCTTCAGTTTTGCAATTCCCGGTGCAATCCACTTGTCGTACAAGGGTTCATTATTGAAGATAATTTTCCTTTCTAGTGGAAGTGAAGTTCGGGCGTAATCATTACCAGTGTGCTGAGTGAATAGCCCAAACTTACCCTCACCTGAATCAGCATTGAAATCACTTTCAATGTTGAAGTGATAAACTTCCGTCATGTAAGATGCTATCTTGCCGGAAATCTTATCACCGCCTGTGATGATAACTCTGGAGTGATGAGTGAGATTGTTGACTGCATTATCCTTAGCTCGTTGACCTACTACGTGAGCTATTAGAATAATATGCGTCTTGTGGAATTCATGAATGTCTTTTAATATTGCGATTAGTTCCTGAAACGCAGAGGCTTCAGCATTATATTCCTCGATGCCGGGAACGTATATATTACCTATCTTCTTTCCCCCTGCACCTTCTGAGCCTTCTGATTTAGCTTGACGCTTTTGTTTAATAGTCTCTCGATTCATACAGTCCCCAATGGATGTAATTGAATCAACGATAATAGTCTTGTATGAACAGTTAACCTGTAGCTTTTCAAGCTGATTTCTAGGCTTTGTCCAATCCGTGTAATTATCGAAATGAACTTCCTTTGGATTGATACCCCATCTTTTCATGGGCATCATTAGTGCCTGCATCTTTTGGTCCGTTGATATCCAATATTGTGGCGTTGGATATGATAGCGCGCAGGTAGACTTTCGTGTGCCCGGCTCACCTTTTAACATGGTGAATAAGGCATCAATATTAACAGTTTCAAATGTCGCCATTATCTCTCCGAAACATTTCATTAAGCCATGATTCACTCATACTACCATTAGTATGAATAATCATTGGAGTTAGTCTAAGTTTTATTTCCAGAAAGAAAGTCAGCAATCGCTGCCACATCATCTTTACTCACTTTCTTTCTCTTTAGACAATCTGGACAATGGGGTTTAGTCATTGGTTTCATACTAGACCCCGTTAAAACTGTTTTTGAGATTACCATTGGTTCGCCACAACGCCAACATTCACACAAACGACCTTCTGACTTATCTACTGTAACGTAATGATTGCATGTCGGTTTAATACATTTATAAATCCAATATGGTTCCTTAGTTTTATCGTGTGAACGCATATTGAATTTCTTGTATTTATGAATATGGTCGTCTTGTTTCTTGGGACTCATTATTTATTCACCATTAGAGTCATTTCATCCTTCTAGCTATCACTTTAGCCCTTCTAATATCTTCTCCGATGATTGTAATAATCTGAAATATTTCCCATCCCTCATGTTCTAATCTATTTAGAACATTCTCTAGTTGGGGAGGTTCATCCTGTGGTTGTGGAGGCCATAACGTGGCACTCTCAACTATCCATTTATATTCCATGATTAGTCCTCATCATTAGTAGGATTCCATTCAGGACCAACTATAAAGTTAAGTCTAATGTTCTCTTGTCTCATGTCGGGATTCTGAGAACATACATTCTCATAGAACGCGCAGTTCCCATACTTACCTTCACAATGAGTCCAGTTAGCAGGCCAATGTCCTGTCTCAGCATACATGAGGAGTAGTTTAGCGTAATATGGCAGAATTTCTGATTGCCATTCAATCATCCTTGCGGGTGTGTATGAAACAGGCGCGCGTGTAAACTTTTCTTCAGGCTTCAATGATGTTTGAAAACCAATTCGATTGATGAACATCTGTCTGGTTTTCATTATCATGCACTGTCCAATAAACTGATTACTATTGGAGTTAGTGTCACGACGTTGCTTCATTGTTTTGTGGTCCATTGGATAGATACCCTGATTAGTATCTCCAATGTAGTCTAACTTAGACTTCCACATGATACGAATTTCATCATCTTCGTAGAATACTTCACCTTTAACAACTTCTATCTCAAGAGGAACCCAATGGTCATTACGATAGAAGTGTAGATATTGTTCACAAGTCTCTAGAACGTAACGCCATCCAGTCTTGGATTTCTCTAATGGATTAGATGGGTCTGGGTCGCGCGGGGTATTACGGACACCGGGATATTCATCCTTCTTGTGTCCACAAATAGGTTTATTGTTATCGTCGGAAGGGGTAAAATCAGTGCAGGTAGGACAACCACGAATATATAGCTCGGCCGCTGCCATTGCGAATCCGATAGCTTGCTCTCGTTTTAATCCTTGAATGATACAGTTGTAAAAGACTTCAAGGAATTTATGCACAATCGAACCACATTCGAGCGAATTACTTCGCCCATGAATTGATTGAAGATTGAGATTGAATCTGAAGTCAGCCAAACGCGCGCAGGCCATTAATGTATTCAGGATGGTAGCATCCAGAATTACATTCTTTTTCCCAAACATGGGAATATCTACTATTTCTTGTAAATCAGTTTCACCAATAGTGCTATTATCTGGTATTGTCATTGTTCCTCTTGATATCCATCAATTCGTTCATTGTGGACTAGTGTTAGGTCTTGGTCAAATAGTTTGTGGACTAGTTTCTCTACTTCCCATGATGGTTGAGGCTCTTTATTCTCAGAAACTATAGTAATAGTCAATGTCCGGACTGCTTCAGTCTCAGCAGTTCTGAACATTGGTGTATATGTGTAGCTATGCATGAATATTGCTTTCATAGTTCATTGCTTTCGAGTTGGAACTACAACAGTTCGCCTTTCACCAGTTGGTTTAAGTTCATACCATCCCTCTGGGAGTCTATCACCCTTTATATCGATTAGGTCTGGTGCTGATAGTTCTCCATCAGGATAGTGAATAACGAAACCACTACCTATTAGGCCCCCGTCCTGATAAGCGTTAACTTTGAACATTGTTCCGATTAGTATCTTCGGTTTCTTTGGCATATCTGGGGTCCAACAGTTTTAAATCAATTTGTTTTTGAATTATTTCAATAGCTTTATCACATTCATTCAAATAAGAATCTACATTTCTACCATATTCTAATGCAGATTTTATTTCTTGTAGTTCTTCTAGTGTCATGATTAGCTCCAATTAGTTTCTAGAATTATCCGACGCGCATGTTCACGCTCATGCATCCAACAATGATTGATTAATCTCTTTGCTGTCATACCTAATTTCCATAGTGAAACACCACAATCAGGACCATCACAAGTTCTTTTGTGGTGCTCAACTATATTAATTAAGTTGTATATCTCTGAAAGTGCTTCACTTACTCTAGTATTAGTAATCATATTCATTAGAATGGGTAGACTACAGGTTATTACCTTACTAGTTCATTACTTCCGATAGTCTACCCTTTAGCCGATTACTGAACCTGACCCATGTATGCCTGCATACACTGCTGATAATATGCAGGGTCCGCACCCGCGCATGGGTCGCCGAATGATGCGCCACCATTCATCCAGACATACAATGCGAGTAGTCCGGATGCAACTAACCACGCAAACCAATTAATCAGTGGTCCTTCGCCCCATGACAGCATACTATCCTCCAGTTCTGCCTTTATTGGCAGTTCATTAGACCTAATACCTTTCATCAGGTCAAATATGTATTTACTCTTTTGTTCAGTAATCATAATCATCATCCAGCGAATGCAGTGATATTGGTTGGTTTATGTTCCTTACCAGATGCTTTCATTTTAGCTTGGAACTTCGCAACAATAGTCTGAGCCAATTCGCGCATTAGTTCATCTTGATTCCATGTAATTACTTCGCCCTTATTATGGACCGCGTGGAAGTATCTGCGCTTACGGTCCACCATGTTATCCAAATACTCGTCAGTAGTTCCTTCCGCTTCTGGATTGATGATAACGATATTCTTCGACTTCTGACCAATACGCTTAAATCTACCTGGCGCGGCTTGGTCCTCATTCTGTGGATTCCACTGTCTCTCATGGAGAATTGCAGTATAGCAGGTCTGTAGATTCAATCCCTCTCCACACGCGAGGGTTGATGCAATCATAATACAACGGGGTGTATTGTTAAAAGTATCCTGAATGTCAGTTCCTTCAGGTTTGCCAGTGTGGGCTGATGTATAACTGAGAATCTTAATACCAGCATCCTTACATGATTGGGCCAATTCATACCAATCAGGGTTCGAATTCTTCTCACAGTTAGTTAGTGCATTACCCATCAAAAGACCAACATCCTTATGATGGACAAACACTACAATCTTACTATCTGATTCTTCTACAAATTCTTCTAAATAACTCAATGTAGCAGGAATCTTAGCTAAGCCACAGATATGACGCATTCTCTGCAACTTTGCAATGATTTCCATTCCACTAATGTTATCTTCTTCACCACCAATGACTTTCTCATTATACCATTTCACGAAGTCTGATGTTGCATCATCATAGGTGGACTGTTCTAATTCATCTAACTGAACAGGCAACTTATTACGAGACACATCAGGAAATTCTTCCATTACTTCATCGTATTCAAACCGTGTAACTAGGTCTTTCGTATATTC